TCCTGTATCGCCAAATGGAGACCTTTCTTCAGCGTTTGCGTAATCGCGAACACTCATGTATTCCTGTCTAAAATTAGCTTCGTTGTGTGGGTCTGTAACGTTTTCTTCGCTTAACAATTCCCACTCGTTCAAATCAACAACTTCACCTTTCTCTTTTAGTGCGTTAATCCAAACACGACCTTGTTCGTCTGAAAAATCATTCTCAGCAGCAACTACTTTTTTTTTTAACTCAGCAGTTTGCACCGTTGGTTGAACAACGACAACTTCGTCGTTGAATGGCGAATTCATTTCGATATTAATCTCTCCTAAAATTGGAGTGAAAACACGCTCGATAATTCTTTGGTATGGCTTGATTACTTGGTTGTTAAATATCTCTAAACCCACAACCATTTCGTCTTTGTTCGAACCGAAGCCTGTTGTGTCGCGTATGCCGTGAATCAATGGTGAAACAACGCGGTGTCCAACCATAATTTGCTTCGCTGTTTCTTCACTCAAAAATTGATATTGCTTGTCAGCATCCGACAAAGGAAACGATTCAATCTGTGGAGCGCGTGAAGGATCTTCGTTGAAGGTCATTAAGAACTTACCCGCGTTACTTGCACCACTCAACCTTGTTTCCCACTCACGACGAATAGCTTCGCGTTCTTCTTTCTGCGGAATACCATTCAAGAAGTTAATAATGAATGAAGGGAATAAACCATTTAAGATATTGTTAACGTGGTACATTCCCATTTGATAGGACAACTCAACGTAATTCAACGCACCGAAGTAGTCAGGCTTCGCGTAGTACGAACTTCCTGCCATCATTCCGTGTGCGTAAATAACTTGTCTTGGTTGTTCTTGTGCAATTGAAGGATTGAACGCGGGAATAAATTCGGGTTTACCTTTTTTACTTCGCGTGTTCGCCCAATCTTTTGAATAGAAAATTCCTGTAATATCATCTTCGTCTTTGTCGTATGCAAGTCTGCAATTTTCGAACGGCAAGTGGTTGATTTGTACAATGCGAGTGAAGTCCAACGACCATATCACCTCAGCACAAAATGAACCTTGTAGTTTTAAGTCGAAAGCAATTCCTTGCAATGCGTTGTCGAGAATCGTACCGGTACCTTTGCCTTCAATCATGTATGCAATTGAGTTCGTCAATGCGTTATGAATAGGGCTGTTGTAGTAAAGCGTTATAAGGTGCTGTGGAAATAAGTTGTTGAAACCGTAGTCAATCCAACCCGCGCGATTCTCTTTTTCAATTGCTTCAACTGGTTCGTATGCTGATAAATTTATTGCTTGTATGTTGCTCATGTTATGCGCCTGTATAAATTACATCGACAGGAATTGTCGGTGAAGAAACGTCAAAGAAAATTGTTCCGTCTTGAAGTATCATTAAACTTTTCTCAATCAAACCAACGACGGAAGCGTTGGTAGGATCTATATTGCTACTGCTGTTTTGTCCGTAAACTTCGTAATGATAACGTCCTGCATCGACCAAACCAACTGTTGTAAGTCTTATTTTAGTTACGCGTTCGTTCTCGTTTATTACTTCAACCACTTGCGCGAGTTGTTCACCTGTCATTTCGTAAGTCATGACAAGAAGATAATGAGTAAAGGCAACGTTGAAATATGCACGTCCTTCGTCTAACGAAAGCCACGCGTATTGATTCGCTGTATTTGTGTTGAGATAAACCATTCTATCTTTCCTTTACGTTAAAATTACATCACAGAGGAGCGCGTTGCTCCTCTATGTGTAAAAGTTTTTTGATTACGCTATAACTGAAGCAGGTGTTCCGCTCAATTTGTAAGCGCGCTTTGCAGCTTCGTGAGTGAACGCTAACGTGTAGCCATTCATATCTCCCAACACAGTTCCAGTTCCTGCTGTTCCTGTTGAAAGGTCTGCTCCGTACTCATAACCAACAGCCCACCAATTGTTGTTTGTGTCGTTTACAAAAACAATTACGCGAGCTTGTGCAACGCTTTGCAATTCAAGACGCTTTGCAGCGGTTAATTTGTTTAACATGATGTTCACCGTCTGCGTGTAAAAAATAGTACCCGCATCGCGATTGAAGTTGATTGTTTCTTCAAACGATCCTGTTTGAGTAGGTAATTCGTAAGTATACAAATCTGCATCTGTTGGACCAGCAATTGCTGTGATTATTTCAGAACCGTCTAAGGTTATACCTGTAACTAAATTTTGATCCAACAAAACGATTTGCTTAATTCCACCGATGCCGTCTTTGCAATCGAGTGTAAAACCTGTGCTTAATTCACATGCCATATTTGTATGTTTTTATTAGCACAAAAGAGGAGCGGTGTTTATGCCGCTACCTCTATTATGCAAGGGTTAGAATGGTATTGATTAGGCAGTATATTGGTAGAATGCAATCTCGTCACCGAAACCGTATTGTACACCTGCGAAGAAAGAACAAGCGAAACGAACGTTGTCAGAAAGGTCGTATTGGTACATATCCAAAAGCGCAACGGTGTTCCATTGGTCTAACAAGTTAGTACCGAACCATAGGTTCGACTTCTGATAGAAAGCCATTGTGTCGTCAGACATACCAGGACATTCGATAACGTCATACTGTCCCTGCCAGTTCATTACAACTGATTCTCCTTGATACAAGTAGTAACCACCACCAAGACCAAGAATTGCGCTTCTGTATGCTTCAGCAACGTTTGAAGAAACCGCGATAACAGGCTTCTCAGTTGCACGACGAACGCGCGTTGGAAGGGTAAGAACTAAACGTCCCATTTCCTCGATAACATTTGCAGAAGTGATAGCTTCAGGAGAAGATACATCAAGAACATTACCGTCAGCCAAGAACAATGTTTCGAAACCTGCGTACTCGCCTGCGTTAGCGTTAACTCCCTGCCATATCAAGACCTCGTTACGCGCTCCCATTCCTGCTAAAACGTTAGCAATTAAAGCATCACTCAAAGAAGCGTGAAGTTCGTTGTTCTGCTCAGAACGCGCTTCCCAATCGATCAAAAACGTATTTTTGCACAATTGTCTGTGAACTTGGAATTTCTCAAAAGTCAAGATACGCTCAGAAAGTGTTACCGTTCCTGTTGCTGTAAAGTCACAAGTAGCATTTGCGAAAGTTACGTCGTCAACTAAGCGACGAACAACTTGCTTGTACTCGATGTTCTCTTTGATTGTAACCGCAGCCAAAGACTCGTTACTTAAAAATGCAGCGCGGATATATCCTGCTGCTTCGCGACCTGCGTAGGTCGTAGTTAAACTTGTTGTAGTAGCCATTTTTTATTGTTTGTTTTTTTATTTTTTAAGGTGAAAGATGAAACGTTCTTCAGGCGACATTTTGCTGTAGCTTTTAGAAGGTATTTGTTTTGCTTGCTTTACTTCTTTGATTGAAGTAGCGGCAGGCTGTGCGCTTAGTTTTGTAACTTCGCTTGAAAGATTCTCATTCGCTTTTTTAGCTTCTGAAAGTTCGCTTTCTAGTTTTGCAACCAACGACAAAAGTCCTTCAACTTCCGCGCTTAGTGATTCGTCAGTAGATTGCTTTTCAGATTCTACTTCAACTTCAACCTCTGGTTCTTCAACCATTGGCTTCAATTCAACAAGTAGACCGTCTGCAACGACTACAATAACACCTTCTGCTGTTGTGTACTCTCCGTCCGCAACCACGACTTCATTGCCGTCTGCGTCTTTTGATAATACACGAACACCAGGTGCCCATGTGTCGCTGTCCGAGTAGATACTCGTTCCGTCTGCAAGAATCGCCTCAACCATTTGCTTCACGTCAACAACGGTTTCTTCCGCTGTGAGTGATACGTTGTGTTTGGCGAATAGTGCGTTTACTTTTTCTCGTAAATTCATAATTCTGTTAATTGTTTGTTTGATGATTAGATATAAAATGTCGTAGATTTGTTTCGTAATTCGATTTTTCATTGATTACATTTTGATTTTAGGTTTGAACGGGGGAGTAGTTACCCCCGTTTTTTTATCCTAAAGAATCGAGTATAGCGTTTAGCGTCTTCATTTCGTCGTCGCTCAATCCATAAGACTTGAACCCCATTTTACCGCTCTCGTCCGTTATTTTGGTGAGTGCGTTAAGAA